ACATCTACGCAACCGGCGAAGACCTCGTTAACAAGATCGCCGAAGGCAAGAAGAACGGCGAGCGCCTCAAGCGTGAAGTCTCCAAACTGCAAGATGCGAACAGCGAATTGCGAAAAGCCGTGATTGACCTTGGTTCAACGGTCGAGCAACTCCATGAATCCAACGAACAGTTGATCACCGAAGCGGCCAACGTCAAAAGCACCATCAAGGACATCCTGTGGGAATTTGACACCGAGTGCCCCACTGACGACATCTTCGACATGGTGCGCCACGCATGCGAGTTCAACCGGCGGCACCCCTTGATCCACAAGGCAACTGGAAACAACTTTTGGCCGCAAGAATCTTGCAGCTCCGGCAGCTATGTCGATGTCGTCAAACCCAAGGCCACAATCCCAAACTGGGTCATCCTCGTCGTCATCTACATCGCCGTATTGGTGTTCGGGTTTTCGATGGGCCGAATCATTGCGTGGTGAGTTGACTTGCGCTCATGTGTTCAATCTGGTAGACTACCCGGTCCCATGAGCGCAGTTCCCCCAATCTATACCCCATCTACCAGCTTCGCAACGGAGGCCAGTCAACCCATCGTGGTTGCTGGCCTTCCTGGTGCCGAGATGGATGCAGAATTCACCAACATCCAGTCCACCCTCGGAGCAGTGCGGTCGCGCCTCTCCGAGATCCAGCGTGACGACGGTGCCATCCGCAATGGCGCAGTTGGCGTTGACGCACTATCAAGTGCCGCCATCCAGGCTCTCGGGAGTAATGCCCTGAACCTGCGCGGTGAATGGGTCGCTCTCCGCTCTTATGCCGCCGGTGACGTGTTCACTCGCGGCGAAGAAACGCGCCTCGTCAAAGCCTCCTATACCTCCGGTGCCAGCTATGGCGCAACCGACACCAACAACACGTCGGTCTTGGGTATGCCTCCAGACGCTGGGTTCGTCGTTCGCAAGACCTTCAGCGGCAACGGCTCCACAACGGTCTTCACGCTGGATGTCGCGCCCGTTTACGACACCAACATCCGCGTTTACGTCAACGGGCTTTTCACGCTCGCTGGCACCGACTGGACCCTCGCAGGCACCACCCTCACCTTCGCCGCTGCGCCAAGCGCTGGCACCAACAACATCGTCACTGAGGTTGGACAGATCTCTGAGGTGGATGTGCCAGTTCTCCCCGGAGCGAGCGTCGGAACAACCCAACTTGCCAACTCCTCCGTCACGACGGTCAAGATTGCAGATGCGAACGTCACGTCGATCAAGATCGCCGATGCCAACGTCACCTCCGCAAAGATCGCAGACGGCAACGTAACGACGGCAAAGATCGCAAATTCGGCTGTCACATCCTCCAAGCTTGTCAATGGTGCCGTAACTTTTGATAAAATTGCGGCCTTTGGCGTAGCCACGTCCAACATCCAAAACAACGCTATCAATAGCGACAAGATTGCCAACAATGCTGTCATCTCCACTAAAATCCCAGATGGCGCAATTACCGAGTCCAAGATTTCAGATGGCTCAATTGGAACCATCAAGCTACAGGACGGTTGCATCACTTCGAGCAAATTGGGCACCTCAGCAGTTGGAAATTTCCAACTTGCCCCGGATACCATCAGCACGGAAAAAATTCTCAATAGTGCCGTTACCACCGCCAAGATTGCAGATGCATCCATTACTGCCGCCAAGTTAAGCGGCGCTCAGGCTGGTTTCACTCCAGTATTTGGCGCTCGCGCTTGGGCTACATTTGATGGTTCATCCAATGCTAATTGGATGAACGGAACATACAGTCAAACCGGCACCGCAGTTACGGTCACAATCGCAAATCATGGTGTTCGAGTTGGTGATTTGGTGCGCCTGAATTTTACTTCTGGATTGGGTGCATCAGGATCTTATTTTGTGACACAGTCGGTAAATCCAAACTCATTTTCCGTGGCTGTTTTGACTCCGCAGACAACCTCGGGTAACGTCACGTTACCAAAAGCTGTCGTCAAAGCTTCAGGAAACATCTACAGCGTGTTTGGTGGATTGGGAGGCTTGTTTGCGGTGAATTTTACCACCTTCATGCCATCGGTCGATTACGCGGTTATTGGTTCATGCATTTCATTTGACTCCTCATCCATTAAATCGGCGGTTGCTGTAGTGGGCCAGAATTCTAATTTTGCTGGGCCTCCATCAAGGAAATCAAATCAAGGAGTGGCCATTTTTGCTGGCGATAACACGGGTTTCATCACTATAGCGTCTCCGCCAAGCGAAGTTTATATTTCAGTGTTTGCATGATCAATCAGGCAAATGAGCGTGATGACATCAGCCGCCAAATCAAGGCGGCTGAACGTCTATTGGCCGCCAAGCAGGCCAAGGACAATCTCATCACGTTCACGCGCCTTATGATGCCATCCCCGTCTGACCCCGAGGACTCCTCCCAGTCGCGGTATGTCGCTGCGCTCCATCACCGCAAGATCGCCGCAGCTCTGGAGGAGGTCGAGCGCGGCAAGATCCAGCGCCTAATCATTGCGGTCCCACCTCGTCACGGCAAGTCGCAGCTCAGCTCCAAGGCCTTCCCGGCTTGGTTCATGGGTCGAGATCCATACCGCCAAGTCATCGTGGCATCGTATTCCTCCACGATGGCCGAAGACTTCGGCAAAGAGGTGCGTGCCTACATGCAGACGCCTGCTTTCTCGCAGGTCTTCCCCAACTGCTCGCTGAAGAAGGGCGGTGAGGCCTCTGACCGCCTCCAAACCGAAGACGGCGGCATTGCCGCCTTCGTTGGTGCAGGCGGTGCCCTAACGGGACGCGGTGCCAACCTGCTCATCATCGATGACCCCATCAAGGACCGCGCTGACGCCGACAGCCAGACCATGCGTGACAACCTGTGGGAATGGTTCACATCGACCGCCATGACCCGTCTGATGAGCGATTCACTCAGCTCAATGGGTCGCGTGGTCATCATCATGACCCGGTGGCACGAAGATGACATCGTTGGCCGCCTGACCGATCGCGGCAACAAGCACTTCAACGAATCCGAGGCTAAGAGCTGGAAAATGCTCCATCTTCCAGCCATTGCCACCGAGGATAACGACGTGATGGGTCGCAAAATAGGTGATCCACTCTGGCCGGAGCGCATCGGCCTTGAGTTCTTGGAGTCCCAGAAGCGCCTGTCCGCCAAGAACTTTGCGTCCCTGTATCAAGGTTCACCGAACCCCGAGGACGGTGAGTTCTTCAAGAAGGAATACATCCACGGATACAAGCCGGATGAGCTTCCGCGCAACCTGCGCAAATACATCGCCTCTGACCACGCCGTTTCCACCAAGCAGACGGCTGACCGCACTTGCCTGCTGCCAGGATTTCTTGATGAGGATGACGTGCTCTGGATCTCCCCGGATGCATGGTGGCGCAGAGGCAATTCCCAGCAGGTAGTTGAGGCCATGCTTCAGCTCATGCGCATCCACCGGCCACTGACTTGGTGGGCCGAGCGCGGCCACATCTCCCAATCCATCGGCCCATTCCTGCGGCAGCGCATGATGGAGGAGCAAGTCTATTGCGCCATTGAGGAAAAAACGCCGGTCAAGGACAAGATGACCCGTGCCCAGTCCATCCAAGGCCGCATGGCAATGGGCAAGGTTCGCTTTCCGACGTTCGCCCCGTGGTGGGAGGAGGCAGAGGCTGAACTTCTGAAGTTTCCGTCTGGCCGCAACGATGACTTTGTCGATGCTCTGGCATGGCTGGGTCTCGGTCTTTCCACCATGATTACGCCGAGTCCAACGCGGATTCAGAAGATTGAAAAGCACCAGCCCGGCAGCATGGAATGGATTCTGCGCCAGACGGCCATGCAGGTGCAAACCGCAAAACGCACCAATACCGCTGGCTGGTGACAGCCAATCAATACAAACCAAACGCTTTAGCCTACATTCAAACACCCATGATGCTACTCGACGACAATGCCCAGCTCGGATCTCCACAAAGCGAGATCGTAATGACCTCCAACGGCTTCCCCATTGAGATGCCACAAGCTCCCATTGCGACTGATGACGGGACCACCTCCAGCGTCGTGCGCACGGCACCCGAGCTAAGCCCGGCCCGCACCCAGCTTGTCAAGCAGTGGCAGGACCGACTCAGCACGGCCAAGCAGTATTGGGCCGAAGACTTCCGCCGCATGCGCGAAAACATGCGTTTTGCAGGCGGCGAGCAATGGCCAGGAGACGGTGACTTCTACGTTGCCAACATCACTCAGCGCCACCTTCAGCAGCGCACTGCGGCCCTTTACGCCAAGAACCCGCAGATCGTGTGCAAGAAGCGCAAGCGCATGGACTTCGCCATGTGGGACGGCACCTTCCAGACCCTGACGGTGATGCAGCAGCAGCTTGCCTTGATGCGCCAGACCGGCATTGTGAACCCGCAGGTCATGGCGTTCATCCAAGATTTCATGCAGGGTGCTGAAAAGCGCCAGCAAATGGACAAGATCGCCAAGACGCTCGAGATCCTCTTTGGTCACACGCTGGACAATCAGATGCCGCCATTCAAGCTGAACATGAAGCAGCT